TTACTTAACTATCTTTAATTTCGGTGGATTCGTGCCACTTTCCGTGCCACTTTTCAAAATATCGTTAAATGTGTCTGCCATTTTTCTTTCTACAGACTCTAAAGCATGAGCATAAAAATCTGTAGTTGTGGAAGTTTTTGCATGGCCAAGAGAATGGGAAATACTTACTATATCTATGTTGTTATTTATCAGTATTGTAGTGTTGGTATGTCTTAGCCCATGGAAGGTGATGTGTTTTAGATTGTTTCTCTTAATGAATTTATTAAACCACTTTGAAGGAGTGCTAACAAAAATAATGCTTCCATTTTCTTGAGTAAATACAAAATCGTTTTCATCTTTGTTATCCTTGCCATAATACCAATCTTCACCCAGCAGTTCTTTTTTTAATGACTCATCTTCTCTATGTTCTTCTATTAAATCAACTAAAAATGCTGGAAAAGCTATTACTCTTTCTGAATGAGTATTTTTGGTAGATTTGATGAATGATCCTTTCTCTTTTGTATATGAGTTAGCCTGTTCTATTTTTATTTCTTTATTGTCTAGGTCAATATGTTTCCATTGTAAGCCCGTTATTTCACCCAGCCTTGCGCCTGTTGTAACAGCAAGTAATATTATTAGCCGATACTTTGTAGGTTCTCCAGTAAGGCAATTAAGCATTTTATTTACATCTCCTATATCATAGTAATTATCTTTCAGCTTTGCCTTAGGTGCCTTTATAGGAACATTGTCCATAGGATTATCTGCAATAATCTTTAGCGTTACAGCATCATTAAACATTGCTTTCAAAAGTGTGTGGTAGTGCTTAACTGAATTAATGGATAATTTGCCTGTTTCAGTTTTTGCTGGAGATTCTTTTATTATTTTCATCAGATCTATCATGTCTCCAGTAGTAAGGCTATCTAGTGTTTTATTGCCTATCAATTTTAATATCCTTGTATCTAGTAATTTTTTATATTCTTCTTTGGTTTTAGGTGCTATTTCTTTATAGTCTAACCACCAAATAGAGTATGCTTCAAAGGATCCCTTAGCTAGTTTCTGAAACTTAGGATCCTTCTTCTTTACTTCATCTTCAAAATCAAATTCAGCTAACATTAAAAACTTTTCTAAATCTCTACCTTTTAGATCTGTAGTAACAGTTTTTGAAAATCTTCTTCTGGAGCCGTCCAAATTAAATCCATCAGAAACAAATATTCTGTATTTATTTTTATCAACTTTTGTTACTGACATCTTTATCCTCCTTTGCTTTTAATAATTTTTTTAAAAAATACGCAGGTGTTACTTTTAAAACTTTTGCTATCCTAATTAGTTTTCCTATAGTCAATCCATCTATGTCTCCATTTTCTATTCTACTTATATAAACTTGGCTAATGCCAATTCGTTCTCCTAATTGTTTTTGTGTATACCCTCTTTTTGCTCTCAAACCTTTCAACTAAACCATCACTTCCGACTATTTTTCTTTAATTATGTCGAAAGCTATCTCAATATTCAACGAACAAAATGTGGTAATGTCGAAAAATGTCGGAAATATAACTGCTAGTTATATTATTTATGTTACAATTATATATACAAGGAAAAAGTTTTCCTGTTTGATTTTTTTAAAAAAGCGTGTATAATAATATTGGAACGTTTGTTCTGAACGTTAGTTTGTAAAAGGGGGATACATATGAAAGAAAACATTAAAACAGAACTGGATGAGGTTGTTGAACAATTATTATTACCAGAATTATTGATACTCCTTTCATTTGCGAAGTCGCTTTTAAATAGAGAAGGTAAAACAACTAAAAAGAAAGAATGATCTCTAAACAGGTCATTCTTTTGCTATTTTAGTTAAAAAATCCATAAATATTTTTCTATGTTCTTCAGGTAATTTAAAGTATTCGATTAGAAATCTTTCTTCCATAGGGTCCATGTTCCCTAAATTATCCGCTATAACCTTCAATAAGTCATCTTGCGTTCTGAACATCTCTCCTTTTCCTTCTAGAAGCCATTCTTCGTTTACATAGTATTCTCTACAAATAGCTTTTATCATTTGATCCGTAAGGTTTCTATCTCCGCTTTCTATTTTTGATATTCCAGCTCCAGTAACACCTAATCTTTTGCCAAATTTCTCTTGGCTTAATTCTAATTCTTTTCTTAACTGCAACACTCTATTGTTCATTATCTCATGCCTCCACCTTCTTTTATTGTCTTTCTGAATACATTTTACTAAAAAAACTTGGCAAAGTCAAGAAAAAAGTGTTGACAAACTTGGCAAAGTTAAATATAATATTGTCATAGCCAATAAAACAAAGGGAGGCGAGAATGTGGCAGAGAAAAAAATAACAGTAAAAGAAGCACAATTATTATTAGAAACAGTTAGCTCTTTAGATGAAAAAACAAAAGAATTAGCTTTTGCGACCCTGACAGGAATGAGATTGGTTTCAGAAGCTAATAGAAAAAACAAAAGACAAACTGCGTAGAAAGGAGGGTGAATGTGGAGGCATCTATTTTCTCTAGAAAGATGATTGAAGAAAAGGCCAAGGAGATTGCTGGCATTAATAATGTAGATATAAAGCTGCAATCTCCAGGGCATATATTGATAAAAATAGAATGTAAATCCGATGCAAAATATAAAGAGTTTAAAGAATGGATTAATACCAACAAACCATTAGGTGCAAAAGTTACTTTTTGCAGAAAACTTTGATCCAAGTTCCAAGCGGAGCTAATTCTTGAGCATATATTTGCAATTTAACTAGTTCTTCATCAGTGAATTTGTTTTTAGTTTCTATACCAATTATGTTTTCTGGTACAGCAACATGAAGTACAAAAGGCACTAAATCAGGTAAGCCTTTTTCGATTTTTAGTTTGATAGCTTCTTTATTACCACCATCAGACATCGCAAGTCGTTCTACCAAAGGTGGAAGTTTTGGTTCTGGCGGAACCTTATCTTGGTTTAATTGATGATAAATTTTAAAGTTATATTCCAAATGACATGGAAGAAGCTTTTTTATAGAAGATATAGTATCTTTATTTAAAAATTCTTCACTATCTCCAAGATAAATATTGATTTCAGAATATTTGTTTGGTGGCTGCCAAACACGTACGTTAAGATTTGGATAAAGATTTTGAATTAAAGTTTGTACAAAAAGCCTAGTAGACATAGTCACACCCCCTTTCACGGTAAATTCTACCACATGAACGGGACGAGTTCAAAGGAGGAATGAGAATTGAATAACAATTTACAAGTTTTTAAAAACAATGAGTTTGGAGAAATAAGAGTAATTGAAATTAACAGTGAGCCTTGGCTAGTAGGAAAAGACATCACTGAAAAGCTGGGGTACCAAAATGGTAGTAGAGATATACAAAGACATGTAGATCCAGAAGATAGAGTTGTTACAAAAATACATGACGGTACTCAAAACAGAGATATGACAATTATAAACGAAAGTGGTTTTTATGCCTTGGTTCTAGGTTCAGAAATGCCAACAGCTAAAAAATTCAAAAGGTGGGTTACAAAAGATGTGTTGCCGACTATAAGAAAGCATGGAGCTTATTTAACTGATGAAAAAATAGAAGAAGTTCTAACAGATCCAGACACGATAATCAAACTTGCAACTACTTTAAAAGAAGAGCAACTGGCAAGGCGAAGAGCGGAAAAGCAAATAGAAGAACAGAAACCAAAAGTTATTTTTGCAGATGCAGTAACAGCTTCACATACTTCTATTTTAGTAGGAGAGTTAGCAAAGTTACTGAGACAAAATGGAATAGATACAGGACAGAATAGATTGTTTAAATGGCTAAGGGATAATGGATACCTAATAAGAAGGAAAGGAACTGACTACAATATGCCAACTCAATATTCTATGGATCTAGGGTTATTTGAAGTAAAAGAAACTTCTATCACTCATTCAGATGGCCATGTAAGTATATCTAAAACGAGTAAAGTAACTGGAAAAGGTCAGGTATACTTTATCAACAAGCTAACAGAATTGAAGGAAGCATAGGAGGATGGATATGGACGAAACATTATTGAAGGAATTAAACGAAAACATCAAAGAACTTAACGAGAGAGTTAGAAAGATTAATCAGAATGTATTTAACGCAAGGGAAGCAGCTGAATATCTTAGGATTGGATATGACACAATTCTAAGACTGACTAGGATAGGAAATATAGAGTATGTAGCAAATGGATCTAGCTACCTATATAAGAAAGAGTATCTAGACAGATGGTTAGACAGAAATAAAAGGGAGGTAATCTAATGAAGCTTACGAATTGCGAATCAAAGGAAGAGAAAACATTAAGGGAGATAGAATTACAAGGACTTAGCAACAATGAATTAGTTGGTTTGTCTAAAACAATAAAGGAAGGATGGTATAAGCAAGATTTGCGAGATGAAAACATAGTAATCGACGCATTAATACAGATAACTGAAGAATTAGGAAGGAGGTGCAAATAGATGAATAAGAAAGCAGAGGAATTATTAAGCAAAAATCAAGTTGCAAAACGTATATTAAGCAATAAAAGTTTTTATGAGAAACAAATAGTAAAGTATAAAAAGTTGGAGAAAAAAGATAAAGATGACTTTGTAAAAGGTTTAGATAGCGGAGTGCAGATAGGGTTTAAATCTGCGGCATATAATTGCAAAATATTGTTAGATTCAATGCTTGTAGGGGAGGTAAATTAGATGATTAAGAAGGTTTTGACGGTATGTTACAGAGTTGGAGAATTTTGTTGGAGTTATGTGGAAGAGTTTTTATTTCAAAAGGAGATTAGGCCAACTAAAGTAGTTGGGACAGATACTACAGTAATAGGAGCTAGAAACACACTAGCAGTTGGACATAGGTTCCGTGGTGATGTAGGGGAGGTGATGTAGTGGGAGGTTTTGTTTGTAGTATATGGTCGCCAATAGTTGGGTTTGTACTTGCGGCAGCTTATATTGTTTGTTTAGTTAGAGACTATGTAAAGGAGGAATTGTAGTGAAAACATGGGAAATAATGCAACATACAGGTAAAAGATTTAAAAGAAAATCAGATGGTCTAACAATAGCAATAACGGAAGATGGAACATTGAATTGGGAAAGTGGATATATGAATTTAAACACAAATGATGATTGGAAAGAAGTTAAGGAACCAGTAACGTTTATGGAAGTATTGGAAAAAGCAAAAGAAGATAATACTACAAGAATTCACATGGAAAATAAAAAAAGAAACATAGTAGAGAATAGTACATTAGGTACTTTGATGTATAGATTGATAGCAGATTATAATTCTCAACATGTAGCAGAAATCTTATTAACAAGTGAATTTTATATCGAATAGGAGGTGGACAAGTTGCAAGAAACTTCTATAGATTTAAGAGAAAATATATCAGCTTTGTGTGTAGCAATTCTTCGAGATGATATAGCTATACCCGAACAAGCTTTTGCAGTATTGGAGGGCAAAAAGTACGAACTAACAGAAAAAGATACATGGGATATGGTTAGGCTACATTTGTTAGAGGGAGTAACGTTTAGAGAATTAGAAGAAATATATGGAATAGGTTATTCAGCGATACATCACAGAATTACAAGGCATACACCATATGAAGAATTAAAAGAATTAAAAAAATCAAGGAGGTGCAAAATTGTCTAAGAAGGACAGGCAGTATAAAGCAAAAGCAAGAAGAGAAAAGGAGAATATAAGGAAAGAAACTGCAGCAATGATAAAAAGGTTAAAAAAAGACCAGTTCAGATGGCAGTCTGAAAAGGTCAACTAAAATTAACTATTTAGATAAGTATATCACATTGGAAAGGAGAATTTCAATGAGAAGACATAGAAGTTTTAGGCTTAGATGGAGTAGATATTATCAATTCTTAGTAGAAGGACAAGTTTTCTACATGAAACAAAAGGCTTTTACAAACGATAGTGATGGATGTATAGAATGGGAAGTGATTACAGAGCAGACGTATAGAGAAGCACTTAAAAGAGGATATAGAGACAATGTAGTAGTTGTAGAAGAAGAAATATCTATAGCTGATGTACAAGCCCTCACACTTATATTCAATGAAATATGTCAAATAGATGAGGATTGCATGAGACAAGCAGTTATAGAAGGACAGGAATCTGTTAGAGAACTTAGGAGACATACAAGGATTCCTAAAGGCTTGGAATATAGGATTTTCAAAAGGGTTACGGAACTAAAATTAAATGAATTTGAGGAAGTGGCTATATGAGGTGTCCAAAGTGTGGTAGAGGAGTAAAGATTAAGAAGAATCAATTATACAACTGCCAGTGTGGGGCTAAATTACTGGCAGTTGAAATAAACAAGAAACTGATTGTTGAAAATTTAAAAAAGGAGAAGATGAATAATGGATAAAATGACTGAGATGGAAATAATGGAAGTGGAGAATATTGAGGAAGAAGAAAAAGAGAGATTCAAGATTCAAGATGTAGAGCAGGTTAATTGGGCTTTTAGAAAAATAAAGGCATTCCAAAGTGAAATAAATCAAACAAATGAACTGGCAGATAAGGAATTAGAAAGAATAGAAATATGGAGAAAAAAAGAAAATGAAACAGCTAGAAACTCAATAGAATTTTTTCAAGGACTTATAATTGAATACTTCGCAGAAATGAAGAAGAAGGATCCTAAATATAAAATATCTACGCCTTACGGAAAGGTATCGACTAGAAAGCAACAACCTAAGTGGAATTATGATGATGAAAAATTAGTTGAATGGCTAGAACATTATAAGCCAGAACTGGTACGAGTTAAAAAAGAAATAAATAAGACAGACTTTAAAAAAGCAGTAAAAGATGAAGATGGATTTATAGCGATAGGTGATGGCAAAGTAGCGAGTAGTGAAACTGGAGAAGTTATAGAAGGTGTAACTATAGAAGAAAGACCCGAGACTATAAATATTAAGGTGGTGGAATAGATGGCTGCATTGGCTGAAAAGTTGTTATCCATACAAGCTGAACTAAAAGTACCTAAAAATCAATACAATAGCTTTGGAAATTATAATTATAGAAGTTGTGAGGATATCTTGGAAGGATTAAAACCTTTGCTAACTGAATATAAAGCTACATTAACGATAAGTGACGAAATAGTGCAAATAGGAGATAGATATTATGTAAAAGCTACAGCTACATTAGCAGACATAGAAAAGGATATGTGCATAGAAACAACAGCTTACGCAAGGGAAGATGAATCTAAGAAGGGAATGGATTTAGCACAGGTGACAGGTAGTACAAGCAGTTACGCAAGGAAATATGCCTTAAATGGACTTTTTGCAATAGATGATACAAAAGATAGCGACTATACAAATACGCATGGGAAGGCAAAGGACAAGCCAAGCAAACCAGTGAACAATCCAAAGACAGATGGAGAGGTAAAACTATACTGCAGTAGTTGTGGAACGGTAATAAATCAAAATGTAGCTTCATACTCAAAGCAAAAGTTTGGCAGAGTGTTGTGTATGAATTGTCAGAAGAAAGAGAAGTAGGCTAGGGGCTTTGCCCCTGGTCCATATAGAAGTAAAAGAAGAGGTGGGTATATGAAAAATCATGCTAAATTAACAGGTGTATTGGAAAAAGGATACGGTTTAGCTCCAAAGCTGATTATGTTAGATAAGGATTTAAGCATAGAATCAAAAGCTATATATTGTTATATTTCTTCGTTTTGTGGAAATGGGACAAGCGCTTTTCCTAGTGTAGAAACTATTACGCACCATTTAGGAATAGGAAAGAAAAGATTTTATAAACATGTTAAGCCATTAGAAGATAAGGGATATATTACTATAATTCCTAGAAGAAATGGAAATAGGAGAGATAGCAATTTATATAAATTGAATATGGAATTAGATTTTGAATGTAGTCAAAATGAACATATTCAAAATGAACCTATTCAAATTGAACATGTTCAAAACGACCCCAGTAATAATAACAGTCTTAATAATAACAATATTAATAATAACAGTTCAAATAAAAACAACTACAACAATAATAGTAGTAATTGTGAAGAAGATATTGATAAAGAATTTAAAGAATTAGCACAGCTATATCAGAAGTGTGGTTTTAAAGTGAACGGACTTACTCCTAGTTGGATAAATAGCATTAAGGAAGAATATGGTTTCCAATGGTGTAAAAATGCTTTCTTAGTAGCTGAGAAGAAAGGAAAACTCACAAAAAGCTACGTAGAAGGAATACTTCAAAATTGGAATAAAGATGGTGGCATGAAATTAGGGGGTGGACCAGATGGAACGAATAGCAGAAACAACGAAAGTAGCCTTGGGCAGTACGCGGACATTGGAATCACAATATAAGCTGAAAACTTGCCCTAAATGTGGAGGTAACAAAGAATTCATTCTAACGATAGGAGGAGAAGAAAGAAAAGTACCTTGTTTATGTAAATGTGAAGCAGAAGAAAGAGACAAGCTGAAAGAACTAGATGAACGGAAACAAAAGATATTAAGATTAGAAAGACTAAGAAGCCATTCACTTATGGGAAAACAATTTGAAAGTTGCACATTCCAAAACTTTGAAATAGACAGCCAAAATAAAGGAATGTATAAGCTGGGAAAAAACTACTGCGAGAATTGGCAAGAGATGAAAGAAAATAATATGGGATTACTTTTATATGGATCTCCTGGAACAGGAAAAACTTTCTTAGCTTTCTGTATAGCAAACGAATTACTAAGCGAGATGGTACCAGTAATAGCTATATCTAGTATTGGGCTACTAGGTAAAATAAAGGAAACTTACAAGAGTTGGGGAAGAGATGGAGAAACAGAGATTATTAGAAGCCTTAAAAATGCAAGCCTATTGATATTAGATGATCTAGGAGCAGAAAACAATACAGATTGGGCAAAAGAAAAAGTATACGAAATAATCGATTCGAGATACAGAGACAAGAAACCTTGCATAATTACAACGAATTTGAGTAGAGAAGGCTTGAAAGAAAAGCTTACTGGAGAGGATGGTGTATCTAGAACATATGACAGGATTGTAGAAATGTGTTACCCGATACAGGTACAAGGACAGTCAAGGAGAATAGGTTCAGCTAGAGAAAAAGAAGAAATAGTTAAGAAACTGTTGAAGTAAGGAGGGATAAATTGAAACTTTATCATGACCATTTTCAGAATTACAAAAGATACAATATTCCAAAAGCGCAGCTCATAATAGCTGACATACCTTACAACATTGGAGAAAATGCATATGCAAGTAACCCTCAATGGTATAAAGATGGTGATAATAAAAACGGAGAAAGTGAATACGCAAAGAAACAATTCTTTGATACGGACAGTGATTTTAGAATTTCAGAATTTATGCATTTTGTGAATACCATGTTAAAGAAAGAACCAAAAGAAAAAGGACAAGCAGGTTGCATGATAGTATTTTGTGAATTTGAGCAGCAATTTATGCTAATAGAAAAAGCTAAAGAATATGGGTTTAATCACTATATTAATTTAGTGTTTAGGAAGAATTATTCACCGCAAGTATTAAAAGCAAACATGAAAGTTGTAGGTAATTGTGAGTATGCAGTGCTTTTATATAGAGACAAATTGCCGAAGTTCAACAACAACGGAAAAATGATATTTAATTGTATGGATTACAAAAGAGATACAGAAACACCCAAAATACACCCAACACAGAAAAGTATACATGTAATAAGCAACTTAATAAGTATATTTACAGACATAGGTGATGTAGTAATAGATCCATGTGCAGGTAGTGGAATAACATTATTTGCAGCTGAACAGCTAGGACGTAAATCATATGGATTCGAAATAAAAAAACAATATGTAAGTGACTTTAACGTAAAGTTGGCGAAAAATATTCAACGTTCTTTTTTCAATATGCAATTAGAGAAGATAGAAAACAACAGGAGAATTTCACATAAGGAGGGATAACATGACATATCCAGAAGAACTGATAGAAAAAGTTAAGAACATGTACCTAGCTGAGTACACAACGAGAGAGATATCAAATGAAACAGGGCTAAGTATTCATCATATTTATAAAATCTTAAAGGAGCTGAACTGGAAATGAATGCACCTTGTAAGGACTGTAAGCAAAGAAGATTATATTGTCATAGTCAATGCGAAAAGTATAAAAATTGGAAATATAATTATAAAACAAGTGATAGGGAAGAAAATGTATACACTGATTACGTTGTAGGAGCAGTACAGAGAATGAAAGGAGTAGGGAGATGGGGTTAAACGTATATCAAACGGAGTTGGTACATGGGATTGAAGAAATGGCACTAGAAAGGGGAATGAGCATTAGACAAGCTACTAAAGGAGCTTTAGAACTAGAAGAACTAACGTATAAAAATAAAATTGAAAAAGTTCAAACGGATCTAGCTGCAGCAGAACAAAAACTTGACTATGCATATACAGCTGATGATATAGAAAAAACCGTATTAGATATTTATGGGGCTGAGATGGAATTAGGTATTTTACATGAGAAGTTAGAGCAGATAGGAAGTGATAGAAAATGTTGATAGGGAAAAAGCTATGGAAGAAGTTGTTGAACGGAACATTGTTAAAAACTTACATGATAAGCAGAATATTGAAAGGATAAGGAGTGAAGGTAATTGGGATACCATAAGGGAGACGGATTTGAAGAAATAATTAACTTAGCTAACACAACCTACAAAAGGAAAGGAATAGCATTAGTACAGAAAATAGCAACACCAATGAAGCCAATTAGGCGAGGTAAAAAGATAGTATCAGCATACTATGAGGAAAAAAGCACACTAGACTATATAGGAGTATATGATTCAATACCTATAGCTTTTGATGCAAAAGAAACTAGAGAAGAAACAAGATTTCCACTAAACAATATACAACCACATCAAATTAAGTTCATGAAAGAATGGGATGAATATGGAGGAATAGCATTTTTACTAATTTATTTCACTAAGTTAAATTTGATATATAGGCTTGATTGGACAACACTAGACTGGTACTGGAAACAGTATCAAGAGAATAGGGGCAAAAAAGGATTCGGAAGTATACCAATTAGGGAATTTGAGTGTAATTGCAAACAACTGAAATCTAGAGATGGAATAATATTAGACTATTTAGAAGGATTAAAGGAGGTAATTTAAATGGACAATATGATTAATTTAGAGAAGTTTGCAGGTGGAGCATTAGCAGAGAAATTCAATGTAGGCTTAAAGGAGGTGCTAGAAAACATAGCAGATCCAAACACAGAAGCGACAAAGAAAAGAAAAATGACAGTAGAATTAACATTTGATCCAGACCAGGACAGAGAATTAAGTGTAGTAGGAATAACAGTAAAAACTAAATTAGTACCAAATACACCAGTAGCTACAAAAATAATAATAGATAGAGACGGTAATGGTGGAATAATTGCAAGTGAGTATAAGAACCAACTTAAAGGACAGCAGTATCTTAGAGTAGATGAAGAGACAGGAGAAATATTGTCAGATGATGAGGAAGATGAAGTAGATATTAAAGGAATTAAGCTTATAAAATAATAAAATTTAGGAGGAATGAATTATGTTAAATAAAGAAGCTTTAGAATATTTGGTAGGTTTAGGTTACGAGGAAGATGTTTTAGTGGAAACTGAAAAGGGGTTGTTTTCTAAGACTAAATTAGAAAGAGTAGAACTACCACAAATAGAAACTTTGAAAGTATCTAATTTAACAAGCATTGTAGACTTCATGAAGGCTAACATAGATGGAATTGAAGGGAAATTATTAATCCAAGTCGTAAGTCCTAGAGAAGTAAAAATACTTTCACCTCTAGATACAGATAGAAATAGACAAGAGATATTAAGGGCAGTGGCTATATTGCCTGACAATATAATTTATGACAGATTCATAGATACTGAAAGATTTAATATCATGTTACAATCAGGATTTGCTGATAATGAAGACAAGAAACTATTGTTAAAGTTTACAGGGCTAATAAGGGACGAAGCGGTAAAAGATACAGGGGATGATGGAATATCGCAACAAGCAACAATAAAAACAGGAGTAGCAAGTGTAGCGGATGCAAAAGTACCTAATCCAGCAACATTGGCACCATATAGGACATTCCCAGAAATAGAACAAGTAGAATCTAAGTTTATATTCAGGATGAGAAGTGGTCCAGAAGCGGCATTATTTGAAGCAGATGGTGGAGCGTGGAAAAATTGGGCAATGAGAAGAATTAAGGAACATTTAGTTGAGAATTTAAAGGAAATAGAAAGCAGATACGAGATTATATCTTAATTAAATTGGAGGAATTAAAATGGATGCTGAAACTTTAAGAATGATAACCGAACTAGAAAAAAGAGGTTATAAAGTTATCAAGATATCAAAAGCTATGGAAAAAGACATGGAAGAATGCGAAGAAATGGATTTGGAAGGGAAAAGTAAAGAATGCCTTGGTTGTTCTTGCAGTATATGCTTAATGCAAATTTATTAATTAAATATGAGGGTAGTACAAGCTACCCTCTCCTATAAGGAGGTTTAGAAAAGTGAGAGAGATTAAGTTTAGAGGGAAAAGAGCTGATAATGGTGAGTGGACCTATGGTTATTACTACAAACATAATCCACCTTTACAATGTATAGGAGATTCTAACGAAAAGTCTCAACACTACATTATAAAAACTGGATTCGCTGATTGGAATATGCCAAGACCAGTTGAAATGATATTAATAGATCCAAATACATTAGGTGAGGACACAGGGTTTAAAGATAAAAATGGCAAAGAAATATACGAAGGAGATATTTACAAAGACGAAGAGAATATGCTATGGAAAGTAATCTTTGATGATGGGTGTTTTAAACTAGAAAATATTCATATACCAGGGAGAATGTTTATCACCGAAGACGTAGAAATCATAGACAATATTTATGACAATTCCAAGTTGTTGGAGGTGGAATAAAGAATGTTTGAAACTATAGAATATTGCACAAGGGCGGTTATAAGATATTTGAACGGAGACATGGATCTGTTTAAATCTTACACTAGAAAGGCTATGAAAATATACGAGCAAGAGAAATGTATAGCGGCTATAGGGGAAATGATACCAACTACAACAAAACAAAAACTTTACGAGATGGTGAGCTAGATGAGAAATTGTAAAGATTGTGTATGTATACAGTGTGAAAAAGAATTTGGGATAAATAAAGAAAAATGTATGTGTCATAGGTGCGAAACAGAATTCAGTGGAGATGGCATAGGGTATTGCAAGAAGTATAGAGAAATGTGGGAAGACACGCAATTAAAAATGTTTTAGGAGGAACAGCTATGGAAGACAGAATAGAAATAAGATGCATAGGGTGCGGAAAGTTATTAGGGAAAGTACCAACAAATACAGAAGCAGAAGCAGAAATAGAAATGAAGTGTCCAAAGTGTAAAGAGATCCACGCCTACAGGATAGGGAGGAAAGGAGAATAAAGATGTATTATTTAAGATTACAATCTTATCAGATAAAAAATGCTATAGGCAAGACATTTGAAACAGGAGATAGAGCAATATACAAACACAAGAAATATAATAGATTTTATAGAAATTTTTATCCTATACCAGATAGCACCAGTACAAAGTGAAGATTTAAATGAAATAGGAAAATGGAGCTTTTCTAAAAACTATTGGTTAAATAAAACATGCCCTAATTGTGGGGAATTGATACCAGTAGAATATTAATGTACATTACAAGCAAAATACGCAACAACTAAATAACAAGCTAGAGGCTCTAGAAGTCCAGGGAGATTATTCCTTGGGCTTTTTATTTTAGGAGGGAAGAGAAATGCAATACTTCTCACAGATAAAAGGAATTAGAGAAACAGAAAAAGGAACAGATCTAATAGTTCATGTTCCTGGAGAGCAGATACAGAAAGAAATTGTCAGATATAGAAATGGATCCGTAATAAATAGTGAAATAAGAATAGATGATAACAGAACTATTACAGCGGACCAAAGAAAGAAAATATACGCAACAATAAAAGACATAGCGAACTATCTTGGAGATTGGCCTGAATACTACAAAGAGTTTTTAAAGTTCAATTTCTGTATGGAAAAAGGAATAGATTATTTTTCATTATCAGATTGTAGCATAGAAGTCGCAAGGGATTTTATTACATACCTTATAGACTTTATACTAGCCAATGATATACCACTTACAGACGAAGCACTCAAGAGGACAGATGATATAGACAGATACCTATGGTCATGTATCAAGTACAAAAGATGTGCAATATGCGGAAGAAAAGGAGAAACACATCATTGGGATGCAATAGGCATGGGGAACGATAGGAGAACATTGGACGATAGCTTGAAAAGAAAGATACAACTATGCAGAATTCACCATACAGAGATACGCAAAATAGGGAAGGAAAGCTTTGGGAAAAAATATCACGTTTACGGTGTTATATACAAGGAGGAATGACAGATGAAAATAAAAGATAAATATTACAAAGAAACCGAATACTTATTATACAGCTATAAGATGTTTAAAATATCTATAGAGAATATGAAAAACGAGATAAAATACTTAGAAAATGAAGAAGATGGAATGACAGGAATAAGCTATGATGGTATTAGTACAAGCCCAACTCATAAACTTAGTAGTATAACAGAAGATACAGCACTAGCTAAAAGTGAAAAAATAGATTACTTAGAGCATAGCATTAGAAGAATAGAAAGCACACTAGAAGGAATAGACAGGGCATTAGAAGGATTATCAGATATAGAAAGAGATGTAGTGACAGAAAGATATATAGAAGGCCTTCAATGGTGGCAAGTAGGGTATAAAGTAAAGTATTCAGAAAGACATTGTAAGAGAATAAGGACAGGTGCAATAGAGAAGATGGCAATAGGAATAAATGGAGATAAAGCAATAGGGAAATAATGTCCCGATAATGTCCCCATTTTTGACTTTAGGTGTTATATAATTAGAATTGGAAGAAATCTTAGCTAACAGGTCTTAAAAAATTAAAAAGGATTTATCAAAAAGGCTATTACTATTTTAGATAGAATAGACCTCCTAAGAAGGGCATACCTAAGTGGACTGGGTATGTCCTTTTACATATTTAAAAGGAGGTGAAGGAAATGACCATAGGAGAGATAATAAGATACAAAGATATAAACACATATAGAAAGCTAACAAAGATGTGTAGCAAGAAGATAGACAAGCCAAAGAAGGAAATAGAACTTGGAGATACAGTAGAAAATCTTATGCAGCATGATAGCTATAGGAGAGAAGGAAGAAGATTGAAACAAACCAAGTGGGGATAATGAATTTAGACATATAAAAGCAGCTACCTATAAACCTTGTAAAGTGTTCCGATTTTCACGAAAGGATTAACGATAAGAGCATGTCTAACGGTTAGACCTTTTTAAAAGGCCATTTAGTTTTTCAACTATAGTTAAAATCATATTTATTATAGTTAGAAATTTTATCATTAGACCACCTCTTAATCATTATTAAGGTAGCCGCTAATTTGATTTTATAGCATCAACATATATTAAACAACCAATACTTATCGACATTTATCTAAGTAATTGTGTCGAATAATGTAACACGATTATAACAGGATTTTCTCTTTTCTTGTAGAAGTAGACAAGAGAAGGGAGGGAGTAATGTGGATAAATATATAGTAAGCTTAGAATCAGGCTGGACAGATATTGTAGCAGCAGTTGTAGTTATTTATAGTGCAGTGCTTTCCACTATAACTTTTATAAGACAATGTATGAGAGAAAAACCAATAGGTAAATTAGAATTTGGATTTATAAATATTATAGGAATGATGCAAGGACATAAAATGGTTGAAGAAAATGAATTTGAAATAAATCCGAGCATAACATTTAACAACAAAGGTGTAAATAAAATTAAAGTAACAAATATTGGCATAAAACTTCCAAATGACATGAATATATACTTTTTAAACAAATACGTACAAATGCCTCAAATAGTCGAGCCTGGAAATAGTTTTACTACATGGACTGTTGGAGACAAACTGGTTGAAGAGTTAAGAAAAAATGACTATAATGGCGAGAAAACATTACGTTGCTTTGCTACAGATGCAGTAGGAAATAAATATCATAGTAAAAAATTTAAAATTAATTTAGAACAAAAATTCAGATAAGAGCCATTACCAAGGCTCTTTTTTCATGGGATAAAAGGGGTGACGTAGATGGCTTTAAAGAAAATATGTAGATGCGGGAGAGTAATAGATTACAATCAAACATTTTGCAACGAATGTGAAAAGATATACCAACAAGAGAGAGCTATAGCTAATAAGCACTATGATAAATATATAAGAGACAAGAAGTCCACTGCATTCTATAATAGTCCAGAGTGGAATAAAACAAGAGCATATGTATTAGGAAAGTATAAAGGGTTAGATCTTTATGCTTTTTTTATTTTAAGAGAAATTGTTTATGCTGATACAGTTCACCATATAGAAGAATTGAGGGAGAATTGGAATAAGAGAATAGATATAAATAATTTGTTTCCTTTATCCAGTAGCAATCATAATGTTATACATGCTATGTATGAGAAGGATAAAGAAGGTACACAGAAATTATTATTTAGTTTATTGAAAAGGTGGAGGGAAGAGTATGAATAGGTGGTGTAACTTATGCAACTGTTGGTGCGATGATGTAGAAGAGATAACAGATGGACAACTAGGATGTGATTATGATTGCAGTAATTGTGAAGAGAGTGAGGACATGCAGGAGTAGGGGGAGGTTAATAATTTTTTAGTAAAGATATGAATACCCCATCCCCACTCTCATTTTCATGAAATTCCCGAAATGAAATCTAGGAGGTGAGGAAATGGCAAGACCTTGTAAATCAGTAAACGTTATATCGAAAAATTTAACTAAAGAAGAAAAAGAAATAAGATTAAAGGCGGAGGAAAAACTAAAAGGTGGAGCTGATAAAATTTCCCCTCCAAAGCATTTAACTAAAGAACAGAAGAAAATATTTAGAAGCATAGTTAAGGAATTAAAAGAAAGTGGTATACTAGGCAATCTAGATGTATATATATTGTCAACTTGCGCAGTGGCATTAGATAGAATTAGAACTATCGAAATAATGATAAATGAAAATCCAAAATTAATTTCAGATACAGATTTAAGACTGGCCCTCGATAAATACACTAAGGATTTTTTTAGATGCTGTAATGAGTTGTCGCTCTCTCCACAAAGTAGAGCTAAGTTTGCAAACATTAATATGCAAGCTAAAGAAGAAAAGGAAGATCCACTATTAAGAGTGTTACGTGGTGATAAGTAATGATATTACTAGATGGAGCTATGCAATACGCGCAAGATGTTGTAGAAGGCAAGGAAATCACTACATGGGAAGTAAAAACGCAGTGTAAATGGTTTTTAAATGATTATAACAATAAACAGTACCAAGAAGATTTTAAATTCTACTTTGACGAGGATAAGTTGCAAACAATCAACGATTTGCTAAAACTTATGAATTTTGCTACTGGATTTGTAGCAGGAAAACAAGTATTAGAGCATTTGGCACCGTTCCAATGCTTTTTTATTGCCAATATATTTGGGTGGAGATTCAAAGATAATCCAGATAAGCTTAGATATAATGATGATACTTTATTTATAGCAAGAAAAAATGCCAAGACAGCTATAATAGGCATTGTATTTATATTATTAATGTTAATATCACAACAATATAGTGAGTTTTATAGCATATGCTTAACCAAAGAATTGGCAGCAGAAATAAAGAAAAGTATGGAACAAATAATTAATGCAAGTCCATTGATTAAAAGTAGATTCACAATATCTACTACTAAAACAGGAAGAATCACTTGCAACCTAACCAAATGTTTCTTTGAACCTAGGGTGAGTGAAGCGGGAAAAAACAACTCTATTCGTGCAGAAGCTTTTGTAAGTGATGAGCATGCAAACTTCACAGAGAACAGTAACTTTAGGGCTATGAAATCTGGACAAAAAAACGTATTGAATGGATTAGTATTTAGAACTACTACAGCTTATGCAATAAACAATTCTATCATGGAAGAGGATTTAGATTATATCAGAAAAGTTTACAACGGAGTAATTGATGACGAAAGACAATTCGCTTTAATATATTATGCGGACAAAGAACATCTTTGGGACGATTATGGTATGTATCAAGCCAATCCTCTAAGAATAGAAGAAAATTATAATACAATGAGGGAAGACAGAGCAATAGCAATAGAAAAGCCTAGTGAAAGAGAAGAGTATTTAACCAAAACATGTAACGTATTTGTCCAAGAGAATTCAGAGGAAAAATATTTAGACATAAACGAGTGGAAAAAATGCAATACTGATAAAGTTGATTTTACAGGCAAAGAAGTTGTTGTAGGGGTTGACTTGTCTATTAGTACAGACCTTACAGCAGTTTCAATAATGTATAAAGAAGATGGGAAATATTATTTACATTCTAAAGGATTTCTGCCCTCCGCTACATTAGGTCAGCGCAGAGAAAGAATTGATTATAGGCAATACGAAAGAGAAGGTTATTGTGAGATACATGAAGGTTTTACAATAAACTATACAAAAATAGAGGAGTATATAAGAAACATAGAAGATAAATATAAATGCAAAATAAAATCTATAGTTTCTGACCCTTACAACGCTTTGCAGATGATGGAATCTTTAGCAGAAGATTATGAAGTAATACTTATTAAACAAACTTATACTAACTTATCTCCACCAACAAAAGCTTTTAGAGATGATGTCTATAAAGGAAATATGGTTTACCAAAAAAACAAATTATTAGATTGGTGTGTAAGTTGTGCTACAACTCAAAAAGGTAGATCAGAAGATATTATGTTAAATAAAGAGAATAAAAATAAACAAAGAATTGACTTATTAGTAGCGAGTACATTTTGCTATAGCCAATTATATTTAATTAACAACACTAGCATAGATATAAATAAATATGCTGAATCAGATTTTTTAGACAAGCTTTGGGGGTGATTTTAATACTTAAATACATTGAAGATATTTTCATTATAAGTGGCTTAATTTTAATAGTTATAGCTACTTTTTTATTGTCTAAAATCATAGGAACATATGTCTTGGGAATAGTTTTGTTTGGAATAGGAATATTCCTGTCAAGACATCCTCCAAAGGAGGTGAATAAATGATATTTAGAAGAGGATTTGAAGTAAAAAACGAATCAGACTCAATGGATATAGCTGATGAAAGACTATTGGAATGGCTTGGAATAAAAATAGATGGAGTCAATGTAAGAGGTAAAGATGCTTTAAAAGAAGCTACAGTATTCGCCTGTATAAGGATTTTAAGTGAAGCGGTAGCAAAGTTACCTATAAAGATTTATCAAGACCAAAATGGCATTAAAAAGGCTACTGACCATTATTTATATTCAATATTAAAGATTAGGCCAAATTCTTTCATGAGTTCATTTAACTTCTTTACTTGCTTAGAAGCTCAAAGGAATACTCATGGCAATTCATATGCAAATATCGAATATAACAATAAAGGAAAAATAAAAGCAATATGGCCAATGAAATCAGAGAAGGTAGAAATATGGATTGATGATAAAGGTATTTTAAATACTAGCAATAGATTGTGGTATGTAGTCAATTTAGATAATGGAAAACAAGTCAAATTAAGACCTGAAGAAGTTTTACACTTCAAAGGCTTTACTTTAGATGGAGTAAGCGGAATAACTCCTTTGACATATTTAAGGACATTAGTTCAGAATGGAAAATCATCAGAAGAATATATCAATAAATTCTTTCAAAATGGTATGCAAACTAAAGGCATTGTTCAATATATAGGAGATTTGGACCAAAAAGCAGAGGAGACATTCAGGAATAAGTTTGAGCAAATGAGTAGTGGTCTTAAAAACGCACATAGAATTAGTCTATTGCCTATAGGTTACCAATTTCAGCCTATATCATTAAGTATGGCTGACGCTCAGTTTCTTGAAAATACGGAATTAACTATAAGACAAATAGCTGCCGCATTTGGAATTAAAATGCACCAATTAAACGATTTAGAAAGAGCTACTCACACAAATATTTCTGAACAACAAAGGCAATTCTATATAGACACACTAATGGCAATTCTAACTATGTATGAACAGGAATTGACTTATAAATTACTATTAGACAGTGAATTAAACAAGGGTTATTATTGTAAATTTAACGTAGATGCAATTACTAGAGCAGATATTAAAACAAGATACGAAGCTTATAGAATTGGAGTTCAAGGTGGATTCTTAAAGCCAAATGAAGTAAGGGCTAGAGAAGAAATGGAATCCGCAGAAGGTGGTGACGCATTATTAGTAAATGGAAACATGGTACCTATTACAGAAGCTGGAGCTGCTTATAAAAAGAAAGGTGGTGAGTAAGTGAGTAAAGTATTAGAGTTCAAATCAAAACATAAGACTGGTGGAACTATAGAGATTAAAAATCAAACTGAAGATAAAGCAGAATTATATTTTTATGGTGATATAGTTTCTGACTGGTGGGGAGCTTGGCAGGACGAGGATCAGTATCCAGATGCAATAAAAGATTTTCTCAAAGATGTAGAAGGAAAAGACTTAGATATCTTTATTAATTCAGGTGGCGGTTCTGTATTCGCTGGTCTAGCAATATATAATATGCTAAAAAGACACAAAGGGTACAAGACTGTATATGTAGATGGTATGGCTGCAAGCATAGCTAGTGTGATTGCATTAGCTGGAGATAAAGTTGTTATACCTTCCAATGCTTTTATGATGATTCATAAACCATGGCAATATTTGTGGGGAGGATATAACGCAGATGAATTTAGAAAAATGGCAAAAGATCTAGACGATATTGAAAAAGGTATAATAAATGTTTACAAAGAAAATCTCAAAGAAGGCATAGATGTTGAAACTATACAAGAATTAGTCAATGAAGAAACATGGCTAAATGGAGAAGAAGCGGCTGAATATTTTAATATTGAAGTAGGGGAAGAAAATAAAGTCGCAGCTTGTACATCAGATTGTTTCAATAGTTACAAAAATATACCTGAAGAACTTTTAGATAAACCCAGCAACAATAATAAAGATTTAGAAAAGAAATTAGACCACATCATCAACAAAATAAACAAACTAGAAAAAAAAGAACACAAAAACGAACCAAAAAGCAACGAAAACGAACCTAAAAATGAAGAAATAGAAAAATTAAAAGAGAAACTATCATTCAAGAATAAAGGAATAGATAGTTTTTTATTTTGTCAAAAACAAGGAGGAAAGAATAATGAGTAAAGAATTAAGGGAACTTTTAAATCAATTAGATTTAAAAAACAAAGAAATGGGCGAACTTCTCAATAAAGAAGGAGTTACTAAGGAAGAATTAGAGAACATTTCTAATGAAATTGATGTATTGCAAGCTAAAATAGAAGCACAAAAGAAGAAAGATGATATTGACAATAGTCTTAGTGATGGTGAAGGTACTAAAATACCTACAAATGAAGAAAACGAAGTGGTTTATAATGGGGCTTTGTTTACTAGAGCAATAGCAAACTCTATATTAAGACAAAGAAATATGCCTGGGCTTGAATTTACTCCAGAAGAACAAAACAAAATAACTGAGCATATAGGAGAAGATGGAGGGTATGCAGTTCCAGAAGATATCTCGGTTAAAATTAATAAAAGATTGAAAGATGCAACGGATTTACAAAACTTAGTTGATAGTGAAAGAGTTTATACTAGAAAAGGACAAAGAACATATGAAAAGAGAGCAGACCAAACCGCATTAGTAAACTTAGATGAGTATGGATCTATTGAAGAAACCGATCATCCTAAACTAGAAAGATTATCTTTCAACCTTCATGATTTTGCTGGAATAGTAACTATACCAAACGATTTACTTCAATTTGCTACAAGTGAATTAGAAAACTATATTATAGATTGGTTAGTAGACAAAGTAAGATTTACTAGAAACATAAAAATATTATATGGCACTGGTGAATCTACAGACTTACAAGGAATAATGACATCTAAAAAATATAAAAGTTTAACATTGCCTGAAGCAGCTACTATGAAAGACTTTAAGAAATTAAAGAATGTAGATTTGCTAAATGTATTTAAACCAACAGCTAAATGGATTGTTAATCAAGATGGTTTTAACTATTTAGATTCATTAGAGGACAAGCAAGGTAGACCATACTTACAACCTAATCCAAAAGATGCAACACAATATGTATTTTTAGGGTTGCCAGTTGTAGAATTACCTAACACTGTATTAAAAACTACTGAAACCGATATACCTATAATTTTAGGAGATTTAAAAGAAGCCTATAAATACTTCTATGATGATGATTATCAACTGTTGACTACAAACATTGGAGCTGGAGCATTTGAAACAAACACTACTAAAACTAGACTTATCACTAAATTAGACGGAACTGAAAAAGATAAAGATGCTATATTGATAGCTAAAATACCAATAGCAGCAGTTCCACAGGCATAAGAGAGGGATAAACCCTCTCTCTTAAATAATAAAGAGAGGATGAATTTAATATGATGTATTTAGTTGAAAATACTTTTATAGATAAAGAAACAAAGGAATTACACGAAAAGGGAACTATTTACAAAACTGATAAAGAAGAAAGAGCTGAAGAACTTAGAGAAGGAGGTTTTTTAGGAGCTGAATTGGTAGTAAAAGAAGAAAACGAATCTTCTGAAGAAGAAACACCTAAGAAAGAGGAAGAGTCAAAGGGAAAGAAAAAATAATCTCCGTTTTGGAGGTGGTTAGATGATATTAGATTTACAAGAAGCTAAAGAATGGCTCAGAATTGATTATGATGAAGATGACATGCAAATACAACTTTTAATCGATACCGCAGAAACATATTTAAAAGATTCAATAGATGATTTTTATAAAAAAATAGTACACGATACAGATGGAAGTTTTAAAAATAAGGCTAAACTAGTAATGCTGGTCCTTATAACTAACTGGTATGACAGTAGGGACTTTACTGAATTAGATGCAGATGAAAAAGTCAGGTATACAATTACTTCATTAATGAAACAAATGTCATATGGTTATGAGGTGACGTAGATGAGTAGAATGACAAGTAAGTTAAGAAATAAAGTTGATGTATATACAAAACAGAAAGTAGAAAACGAATTAGGAGAAATTGAATACAAATATGCTAAATTAAAAACTATATACACACAAATAATACCCAAAACATCTACTTTAAAAGATGGCCAAGCAGAAACTGAATATGTAGAGTCTACTCATAAATTTAAAGTCAGAATTAAATCCTTACCTGAACTAGATAACACTTATCGATTTGCATATAAGGGACAAACATACGAAGTAAAATACTTTGATCCGGATTATCGAAGCAATGAATTCTATGACGTATATACAAGGTTGGTGATAGAGTAATGGCTAAAGATGGTTTTGATTTTAGTGAACTAAGTGAGCTCGAAGAAGATTTATTAAATTTAGCTGGTGAAGTTGAAAATGGAAAACAAGCTAAAAGGTTTTTAAGAAACAAAGGAAATAAATTAAAAAGAAGGACATTAAAGGTCGCTAAAGCAAAGGTTAAAAAGAAAAGCGGTAATCTATTCAAAGGAATTAAAAGAGGGAAACCTTATAAATACTATGTAGACGGTAGCTGGGCTGTAAGAGTTTATGCTGGATCACCTGCTAATCACGCACATTTACTTAATGATGGCCACAGAATAGTAGACAAAAATGGAAACGAACATGGCTTCAAAGAAGGCTATCACTTCTTTGAAGAAGCTGCTGAAAAATATGAAGAAGAATATTATGATGATGTACAGGATTTTATAGATGAATTGTTGGATGAACATGGATTCTAGGTGGTGATTAAATTGGTTAAATATACTGAAATCCATAAAGCTATAGTTAATAAATTGAATAAAACAGGAATAAATACTACTTCAAAAGATGTGAGTGAAGGCTTTGACAGACCTTCATTTTTTATTTCTTTAGACAATATCAAAGCTAGTGATTTTATGAGGGAAGCCTTAGATAGGGAAATAACTGTAAGGATATATTATTTCTCTACAACTGTAGATAACAACAGAATAGAATTATTGAACATGCAGGATAAACTTAATGAAATATTTTTAGAAGATAATTTAATAAGAGCCAATGAATATGTGAATATAGAAATTGACGAATTAGAATTCAATATAATCGATAAAGTTTTACATTGTTATTTCGATATAAGGTTATGTGAAAACTACGATAGAGTTGACGATACTCCAACTATGGAAGAATTACAAATAGAAAGGAAGGGATAATATGGCTGATATAGGAATGCCCAAAATAGATATTGTTTTTAGAGGTTTAGGCACTAGTGCAGTACAACGTTCATCTGGCGGAAGGACAGCGGTATTGATTATTAAAGACGATACCGATACTACTTCCGCCTTTGCTGAATATAGAGGAATAGATGATTTAACAACGGAAGAACAAGCGAAATACACACCTGAAAACGTGCAATATATTAAAGAAGCATTAGAAGGAATTCCTAAAAGATTAATAGTTGTTAGAATGGCTAAAACACTAGAGGGCGAAAGTAGCTTAACAGATTTATTAAAAGCAATAAAAGGCAAGGTAGAAATGAATTGTTGGATAGGAATGGCAGATGCAACCCAACAAGAAACTGATGATTTAGTTAGCTTTGTAAAATCAAGTGTAACAAATGATAAGAAAAGATATAAAGCATTAGTTTATAAAGCTACTAAACCAGACGATATGCACATAGTAAATTTAACTAACGAAGGTGAAAATAAATCTATACCATATATGTTAGGCTATCTAGCAGGGCTAAGTTTAGACATGAGTGCTATTGCTAAACCTCTAAAGATTGACAGTGTAATCGAACCTGACGATTTAGATACAGCTATCAACAACGGAGAATTTATTCTCTACAATGACGAGGGCGAAGTTAGAGTTGCTAGAGGAATAAATTCGCTGGTAACAACTGGTCAAGGTATTACTGATGATATGAAATTTATTTTAATAGTAGAAGTAATGGATATGATTTATACAGATATCTACACTACATGGAAGAGATTTTACAAAGGTAAGTATAAAAATTCATTAGATAATCAAATGCTTTTAATAGGCGCTATCAATTCTTATTTTAAAGCACTTGCTAATGATTTAATATTAGATCCTAACTTTGAAAACAAAACTAGAGTAGATGTTGAAAAACAAAGATTAGCTAACATACCTAAATATGGAGAAGAAGAAGTTGCCACATGGGATGACAATAAAATAATGGAAATGACAGTTGGTACTAATGTATTTTTAGCTGGAAATATAAAAATTTTAAATGCTATGGAAGATTTTGACTTTGAAATAACTATGTAAAGGAGGGTTAATACATGCCTAGAGCAGAGAATAGAAGTAATAATTATTGGAATGGATCTAACGGAGATCTATGGGTAAATGATTCAGATTGGGACAAAGTAAAAAGTTTCAATTTAAAAATGATACTGGAATGGGAAGATGTTCCTAACGGATTATCTACTGACAGAGTATTGATGGGTTATGGCTATGAAGGAGCTTTCACATATAGAAAATCTGACAAAAACTACAACAAGGCAATAGATTTATTATTTGCAGAATATGCAGCTGGGAGAGTTCCTGATGTGAGTATAGTGGCGAAGGCATATAATAAAGCTACTGGTAAAAGACAACGAATAAAAGTAACTGGAATCACATTTGATGAGATTGATTTACAAAGTTGGGAAGAAAAATCAGTTGGAGAAATAGAAATGCCTTTTAAAGCCAGTGATGTAGAAATATTAGAATAAAACACTATAGTATGGATAGGTTAATTTAAGCGCCTTAGAAACGGTTCTAGGGCGTCATTTATTTTCACTTTTATGTAAAAAAAGGAGGAAAAAGAAATGGGTAAAAAAGCTACATTAGCAGAAATAATTGCAAGAAAAAAACAAGGCGAAATGGATAAAATGCAAGTCAAATATTATTCTAGTGAAGTCTTAGGTATGGATATAGAAATCAGAAAAATACCTTTATCACAGTATATGGATTTAATTGATGAAGTAGAGGAAGGCAATAGCATAGAAGGCATGAATAAATTAATCTATGAATGCTGTCCAATGTTTAAAGAAAATGCAAAAGAAGCTATGGAAGTATATGAAGTAGCCACTCCTACTGATTTACCAAGTGCAGTGCTGGAAGATCAGTTAAATGAAATTAATGGCATTATAGAGGTTATCAACTCTTTTTATGGTCTAGAAAAAATAGATGTTGATATAAAAAACTAATAAGAGATGATGGAGAATTTCAGATGTATGCCTATTACTTGGATAAAGGACATACATTGGATTCTTTATTATCTCTTTCTAATTTAGAAAAGATTTTTTATATAGAAGCTATGAATTATGCTATAGAAATGGAGAACGAGAAATATAAAGCCTTATTTGGGAAGTAGGTGAGGAAGTGGCAAAACAGATTAATACTGTACTTTCTCTAAAGGATAAAATTTCACAACCTCTAGTTAAAGTGTCCAAGAATGTAGATAAAGTAACTAGGGAAATGAAGAAATCTCAAAATCAAATTGAAAAGTGGAAAAATAAATCTGTAAAAGCAATGGATAAAGTAATTAAGAAATCGGTTAAAGTTGGAGCAGCGATAGGGGCAGCAGTTGGAACTATAGCGGTAAAAGTCGGTTTTGATGGAATGAAAGAGTTAGATGCTGCTAGTGCAAAGGTAAAGTCTATAGCCGGAAATTCTCTTGATCTAAAAAATATCCAAGAAGATCTATTGAAGACATCCAATAAAGCTGGTATCGCAGTTGAAATGTTGGGAGATACACAGTATTCAGCCATATCGGCAGGTATCAAGGCTAAAGATAGTGTAATGGCTAGTGTTCAAGCTAGTAAATTAGCAGTAGCGGGTTTCACTGATTCTAATAGTGCTTTATCCGTAATGGCTAGTACAATGAATGTATTTGGCATGGAAGGCAAGAAGGCTATGGAGGATATATCAGATAAGCTTCTAGTCACTCAGAATCTAGGGGTTACAGATGTTCAAAAATTATCGGAGAGTTTAGGGTCCGTTACCCCAATAGCTAAAAGTGCTGGGTTATCACTTGATGATGTTTTAGGTTCTGTAGCCAGTTTAACAAAAGGCGGTCTTGAAACTTCTCAAGCTATGACTTCTTTAAAAGGCATGATGTCTAATGTTATAAAACCGTCAAAACAAGCCCAAGAGGAAGCACAAAGATTAGGATTAGATTTTAGCGTTGCAGCGATTAAAAGCAAAGGCTTTGCTAATTGGTTAGAGGAAGTGAAGAGTAAAACAAAAGGCAACACAGATAGCTTGGGTAAGCTATTTGGAAACGTCAATGCTTTAACTGGTGCATTAGCTTTAACAGGGGATGGATTTGAAGAATTTAAGGAAATCTTAGGAGAAGTAGAGAATAGTACAGGAAAAACAGAAGAAGCATACAAGACCATGACTAATACAATAGGGTTTAAATTAGACAAAATGAAAAATAGATTCAAAAATACTTTTACATCTATAATGAATACTCAATCAGGTGCTATTGGTGAAAATATAGATAAAATAGATACATGGCTAGAAAACAACGAAAATAAAATACAACAGTGGGTACAGTCTATCGGCGAAGGTGTAACAAAGATAATTAATTTTATAAAAAGTGTAGTAAGCTTTATAAAAAAACACGAAAAAGCTATAACAACTGTAGGCGTATTCGTGTTGAGTATGTATAGTGTGATTAAAGTAATAGGCACTGCTAAAAAAGTATTAACCGGATTAAATAATATAGGAATGTTGGTGAATGGCACATTAGCTATGACACCTCTTGGATGGTTGGTACTTGCGATAGGGGGAGCTATTGCAGCAGGATATGCACTATATAGAAACTGGGATATGGTAAAAGAAAAGGCTGGAGACTTAGGGTATGGAGTTGTAGCAGCTATGGAGAACATGGAAACAGGACTAAAAAACATATTCAAAGGCATAGGAAACTTCTTTATTGATTGGGTTATAAATCCTATTATTAAGGGCCTTAATATGCTTAGTTTTGATATTCCGGAGTGGGTACCTAAGTTTGGTGGAAAGCACTTTGGGTTTAACTTAAAAACCGTAAACAAGTTTGAATACGAAGGATTTAAGTCTCTTAAGAAAGGGAAATACGATACAAAGCAAGGCATGGTTACTGGTGGCGGAAAACAAATGCTAGGTTTTGCTAAGGGAACTTCCTATTCTCCAGCTGGTTATGCAAAAATCCACGAAGAAGGTGGAGAGATAAGAAAATTATCCTCAGGAGAAACAATAATACCCGCCGATAAATCTGATAGATTATTGAAGAATAAAACTCTTGGAGAAGATCTGAAAGTCGATGTAAAAATCTATGGAAATATCTATGGCGATGATGAAATTGCTGATAAGGTAGGAAATACTGTATATAAGAAAGTAAAAATAGCATTAGAAAATGTTTAGGAGGTGGTAGAGAATGGGGGATAAAAGCAATATAGTCTTTAGTGCAAACAACAGAGAAGAAGTAATGATATTGCCAGTAGTACCAGAAATAGAAGTTGAGAAACCTCAAAACAATGAACAGTTTGAAACTATAAATAATGGTACTTTAAATTTAATTGGAGATGAAGGGCTTAGAACATTTTCTATCACTTCAATATTTCCTTCTCAAAAGTATATATGGTTAAAGTCTGGAAGTGTAGCAGAGCCTTTTAAATATGTAGATTTTTTCAATAAATGGAGAGCAAAGAAAGTACCACTTAGAATAGTTACAAGTAGGCCAGACGGACGTGAATGGTTTAATATGGCTTGTTTAATAGATAATTTCACATTCAAAGTAAGACGAAATGGAGATATAGCTTATACTTTAGATGTAAGTGAATATCCATTTGTAGAGGGTGTATAGCATGAATAATTACACTATAAATTTAATAAAAGATAATGGTGGCAATAAAAATATAACTAATATAAGTAGTGGCTTAAGCTGGAAAGATAGCATAGATACTTTAGGAATGGAATTAAACTTTACTACTGGAAGAAGTACAATTGATAGATATATGAAAGGTTATGATTTGGTTGAGATAGGGGATAAAATAATACTACTTAACAATAGCAAAGAACTGTTTAGAGGAATTATAGTAGATTTAGGAATCGATAAATATTCTAAAGCTATTACAGCGTTTGACTATGCCTTTTACTTAAATCAATCCAGGACCATAATTCAATTTAACAAAGTAAAAGCAGATGATGCTATAAAACAATTATGCAATAAATTTAATGTACCTATAGGTAATATAACATCTATACCTACAACTATTACTAAAATATATAAAGATGATACTGTAGCAGATATAATTAGAGATATATTGAAACAAGCCACAGATGCCCTAAGAATAAAATATAGGTTAGAGATGAAGGCTGGAAAATTATATATAGAAAAATATACAGATTTAGTTATAAAGCCAAAGTTTAAACCTGCTCCTAATATAGCTCCTTTTAATCCTTTAAAAGCAATAGGAAGTATAAGTAAAACTGAATCGATAGCAGATATGAGAAATAGTATATTAATAAGCTCTAGTAATGAAAAAAGTAGTAGAGTGGTTGCTACTGCTAAAGACGATAAAAACATAGCTAAGTTTGGACTCTTGCAAGATGTTGAAAGCGTAGATGATAAGAATATAGCACAGGCTAAGGTAATTGCTCAAAACAAACTTAAAGAATTAAATAAAGTAAATGAGGACATATCAATAACCATACTGGGTGATGATAATGTAAGAGCAGGCAGAATACTAGAAATAGACAATGATACGTTTAAGCTAAAAGGACAATATCTAGTTAAAGATTGTATCCATGCCTATCATAATAGAATTCATACTATGGATTTAACTTTAGAGAAGGTGATATAGATGTGGGATGTAGGATTGGCTCAAATGTTTAAGGAAAGGGATAATAAAAGTAATATAGGTCCTTGTATTGGGAAGGTAGTAGGAATTAATCCTTTAAAAGTATCTATATTAGATGGACAAGTAATTTTATATGGAGATCAATTAATAAAGTGTAGTCATGTAGTAAATTTAATTATGAGTGAAGAAGTATTGATCATACCTGCTGAGAATGAGCAGGTATTTTTTATAGCTGGTAAGGTAGGTGATTAGATGTTTCCTACACTAAATTTAGATAATATCGTAAAGGAATTACAAGTCGAAGAAAAGAAAAATCAAGGAAAAACCTTCCTGTATGATTTTAAAAAAGGTGATTTTGCAATAAGAGGTGGCAGACTTGTAGAAGTAGAAGGCAAAGAAGCCGTAAGGGTTTGGATAGAAAAAATACTAAGAACAGAGAAATTTAAGTTTGAAGTATATAAAGAGGATGAAGGAATTGATGAATATGGTATTAGTATTAAAGATTTAATCCAAGGCAAAAAAGTCCCTCAATTCTTTCTACAATCTGAGCTAAGAAGGGAAATAGAACAGGCCTTAAAAAAACATAGCGAAATAGATAGAATAGAAGATTTTAGAACAGAACAAGAATTAGCAACATTAAAAATATATTTCACAGTAATATTAAAGAATGGCGAAACCTTCAATCAGGAGGTGAAATTTTAATTGGAAAGTATAAAAGAAATACACAATAGAATGTTGAAAAATATAAGTGATGAATATGACAAGACCGAGGGGTCTTTTTTTTATGATTCTACTAAGCCAGCAGCAATTGAATTTGCTTTAATGTATATGGAATTGGAGGAAGTAGCCAACAAGCTAGATGTAGAAAACTTATTTGATGAAGAATTAGAAAGGTTTGTATATCAACGTACAGGAATAAAGAGAAAACAGGCTACAAGATCCACAACTATAGTAGTAATATCAGGGGCTGAAGGATCTGGTATAAAAAAGGGTGATTTGGTTGGTACTGATACTGTAAACTTTATTGTCCAGGAAGATATTATAATAGACGAATCTGGCCAAGCAAGAGTATTTGTAGTATGTGAAGAATATGGATTTGTGGGAAATGTACCAGCTAATAGTATAAATAAATTCCCAGTATCAATACCTGGACTAATTGATGTCTATAATCCAGAGCCTGTTACCAATGGCTATAATTCTGAAACTGATGATGAACTAAGGAAAAGATATTATGATAAACTTCAAAGACCAGCCAAAGCAGGTAATAAATATCATTATGAACAATGGGCTAAGGAGGTTGTAGGGGTCGGTGGTGTTAGAGTAGTACCAAGATGGAATGGCCCTCTAACTGTAAAAGTAGTAATAATTGATTCCAACGGCCAACCAGCAAGTAAAGATTTAATTGGCAATGTATTTAATCATATTGAGAGCGAAAGGCCATTCGGTGCTAATGTAACAGTTGTAAGTGCTACGCCGGTAACGATAAATATATCGGTTACTTTGGTATTAGTGGAAGGTTATGAGGAACTACGGGTAAAAGAAAATATATCTAAAAACATATCAGAATACCTAAAATCCATAGCATTTAAGACTGATTACGTATCTTATGCACAGATAGGAAGTATTATTTTAGATACAGATGGTGTGCTGGATTATTCAGATTTGCTAATTAACAGTGGTATATCAAATATACCTATTTTAAATGAAGAAGTAGCTATAATGGGGGTGATTAATCAATGAATCATATGTCAGTTTATTTAAAGAATAAAGTTTTAAACGAGAACCTACAAAATGTATATGTAGGTCTTTTTAATGAAGATGTAGAAGTATCTAAGGCTAGTTATAAAAGACAACCTAGTGTTTTTGTATCGGCTACAGAAGGACAAACTTCGAATAATGCAGATATATTATTTCCGATAGCAGCAGAAAGTTGGGGACCTATTACTCATATAGGAATTTATGATAGTTTGAATGGTGGAAACCTACTCTTTAAATCTCCAGCAGAATTTGTAAAGACAATAGATGTTTCAAGTCAATACAAGATACCTAAGAATTATCTAATAGTAAGGTTAAGGTGATGTAAATGCATCCAATACAGGAATTACAATGGGGACAAGTTAATATTCATACGTGGCAAGACCTAAGCCCACATATGTGGGAATGTTTTAGATTAGCTTTAATGGAGGCAGAAACAGAACAAGAAGTCCAAGGTGTGGTATTAGAATATTCTAAGGCCTTTAACGAAGTTATAACTGAACTAAAGGGCCAAGGGGTAAGAGTAGAGTTTTCTCCTACTATAGTTTCTACAACTACAGAAATGATAGTAAATATAGTAGTTAGTAAAAGGGATTATAAATCGGCTATGCTTGAATATCTACCTTGGTATGAAAGAAAATCCATAATATTTGACAGTATCTTAAATGCCTATGACAAGGAATTCAGACAATTAGAGCAAGGTTTGGATATTGTAGATAGAAATATGTTATTGGATACTGCAATAGAAAAGTTAAATATTTATGAAAGAGATTTGGGAATAAAAGCTATTCAAAATCTAAAATATGACCAAAGAAGGGAACAGATTTCCAGTAGGTATATAGCCAGTTTTGACCAAACTACAGAGGAAACTATAAAATCAGTTGCACAGGCATATTCAAATGGTGAAGTAGAGGTAAATCCTACTGATACAGATGGATTATATGAAATTAAGTTTATAGGTTCCAGAGGTGTACCTAATAATTTAGAAGGATTAAAACAAGCCTTAGATATAGTCATTCCAGCTCACTTAGGACTAACGTATAAATATACTTTTACCCCTTGGGAAGATTTGAAATTAAGAACTTGGGGAGATTGTCTACCTAAAACTTGGAATGAATTAAGAGTATGGGAAGGAGTGATTTAATGGAATTAACAGAAAAACTTAATTTAAAGAAACCTGACTCAACTGATTATGTTAATGTTAATGATCTAAATGACAATATGGATATTTTGGATCAAGAGGTTGGAGATTTAAAAGATGATTTAACGACGCATAAGGCAGAAACAGCGTCACTAATTAAGATTAAAAAAGATGTAACAATAATGGCTAGTGGATGGGTTGATGATAGTTTAGTTAGTGGATTTTGGAAGTATGAAATATTAGATGCAGATATAACAGCAGATACAGTAGTAGATGTAAATATTCATTTAGGAGATTTAGAAAAAGCTAGTAGCATTAAGTCGGCTAATTTGAGTAGTAATGGTAAGGTCACTATATATGCAGATGAAAAGCCGACGGCTAATTTGACTTGTGATTTAAAGTTAATAAGGCAGGTGAGTTGATATGGCAGTTGGTAGAGTTAATGTCGGTGGGGTGGTTATAGAAACTATTGATAAGTTAGGAATATTTGATGAAACTGAAACTGCAATGGCCTATAATAACATCCTGAGTGATGGTGGAATGTTTTTGTTTGCATCAGCTGGAAACCAAATCTTTAAATTTGACCTACAATTCAATATAATCGCAAGTGCAAATGTAACTATAGGTAAATCAAAAATAAACTACGATAATGGGTTTTTATATTTTAGGACAGGGACAAGAGGAATAACCAAATTAGATATATCAACAATGCAGTATCAGGAGTTTACAGATAGTGATTTTTCATCTACTGATATATACGCTTTTGATGACGATTATATGTATCTATTAGGTTCAACTTTTGTTGTGAAAGTAAATAAATTTAATATGTCAGTAGTAAGTAGAGCATCTGTAAAAAACAGTCTAAACACAAACGAATATGCTAATACATTGGTAATTGATGATGAATTTATTTATGTAATTAGCTCTATAAATTACAATAGCAATGTTGGGACTTTTGTAACTAAAGCCGGTAAACAGGCTTTAGACATAATTGAATCCAAAAAAATTAGCGATGATTACTATCATTATCCCCATGCGATTTTAGATGATGGTATTATCTATGCTGCTTCATCTATTTCATCTGGACAATCGCTAATAAAATTGAGGTCTAGTGACCTTGTTATAGTAGCATCGGCTAGTCATATGAGTTTTTCTACTTTTTTAGTAGATAAAAACAATTTATATTTGAACGGAGGCAGTACATTAGTTCGAAAGGTAGATAGAAATACGTTGGTTGAAATTTGTAAAACAATTAATTCATATCCTACCACTACGCAATCACACCCAAAACATCCTACTGAACTAGTTGGTGAGACTATATTTGCAATAGGGAATGTTGGAGGTACTGCGCCATTCAAGATATATAAAATAGCAAATACAATCAGCAGAAGGAGGAAATAAAATGATTTACGTATTTGAAAATCCAAATAATGGAGCAAGTGTTGTATATGATGAAACAACATTAACAGAAAAAGACAAATCTAAAGGAATAGCAATAGAACAATTACCTATAAAAGAGGAAATTGAAGGTAAGATTGCAATACTAAAATGCAGAAAATCAACAAATGAAGTATGGTATGAGTATGAGGACATACCTGAATCAGTAGAGGATGAACAAACTAAAAAAATAGCAGAATTAGAAACTGCATTACTAGAAATGACTACATTAAATGCTATCCAGCAAGCACAAAATGAGCAAGCTATTATGGAACTAACTATGACGATAGGAGGAGGAATGTAATATGTTTACAACAGAAAGTGCATTAGTACAGATTTGGGCAAGAAATGTAATAACAGAGAAAAATCCTAATGGTACTTATACAAGGGAACAAGTACCTAATTTAAGCAATTTAAGAGAAATGGTATATGCAGTATTAGATGCAGAAGAACAAGTAGCTTAGTGAAGATAAGGTTATTTATGTGCAACATCAATAACACCTAGGAGGGTGTATTTTTATGCCCTTCTGGATAATTTGACGGAGGTGGAATATGGAAGAGAACATTTGCAGAGAAAAGCATAAGAGAATTGACGAAAGGCTAGATGTACACGATACTAGATTGAATAATCACTCAGAACGTATAGACAAATTAGAACAGTATCAGAGCAAAACAGAAACTCAAATAGCGAATCTATGTGAGCAGATAAAGAACCTAGTGACTACAATGAGGTGGTTTATTGGCCTTATCGTAGGTAGTATGGTTGGGTTTTTCATTTGGTATGTACAAACTTTGGGGAGGTGAGAAAATGAGTAATTTCAGAATACTAACTACAGAACAATTATTGAAAGAGCTAGATAGGTATAAATTTAAACAACTGCATATTCATCACACATGGAAACCTGAACATAAAGATTTTAAAGGCAATAACCATATTGCTATGCAACAAGGAATGTATAATTACCATACTAAAACTTTAGGATGGCAAGATATTGGACAACACTTATCATTATTCCCAGATGGTAAATGGGTAACTGGCAGACCTTTCAATATTACCCCTGCAAGTATTAAGGGGTGGAATACTGGAGCCTTAGCTGTAGAGATGATAGGTAATTTCGATATAGGTCATGATGCATTGGGAGGAAAGCAGAAAGAAAACATATTGAAACTTGTAAAATATTTCATAGATAAATATGGAGAAGGATCTATTAAATTTCACAGAGAGGGGCCAGGAGTAGCAAAAACTTGTCCTGGTACGAGTTTAAATAAGGCTAAACTAATTCAAGATGCTAAAAATTTAGGGAAGGTGAATAAAATGGCGAACAAAAAAGAAGATAACACTCCTAGCACTTGGGCCAAAGAAGGATGGGAATGGGCAAAAAAAGAAGGTTATTTAGATGGGAAAAGGCCTAAGGAGCCGATTACTAGAGAGGAAATGGCTATTGTGATTAAAAGGTTGGTAGATAAAATTGGATAACATAGATACAAAGGAATTAGAAAGATTAATAAAAAAACAAAAGGAGAATAAGAAAAAAGGCAGGTTTAGTAAATTTATAGTAGTATTAGTAATTCTATTAAACGTAATATTTACAGCTGGAATATTTTATGTATTTACAAGGGTAGGGAATGAACCATCTACACTAATTGTATCTTGGTTTGGATTCACTACTGTAGAACTATGGAGCTTGTCCAAAATTAAGAGGGAGGCAAATAAATGAATATTGATATAATTGTAAAAGTATTAATACCGATTTTAGGTGCTATCTTAACATATTTGATAGTGCCTTTTGTTAAGTCTAAAACTACTAAACAGCAGAGAGACAATATCTATTTTTGGGTACAAGTTGCAGTAGGAGCAGCAGAGCAAATATACGCAGGAAAAGGGCAGGGCAAACTAAAGAAAGAATATGTAATAACTTTCCTACAATCTAAGGGAATAAATATAACCATACAAGAATTGGATGTACTTGTAGAAGCAGCAGTAAAGGAATTAAATTTAGTGCAAAGGAAAATCGAATAGATTTAATTGGGCCAGGGTTAATTCCCTGGTCTTTTTTTGTGCCTAAAATTAATTAAAAACATTTCGACATTATTCTACATATAAGCTATAAGCTAGTTGTTGCAACGGTTACGTGAATTAAAATAGTTTTGTATAAACCTTGACATAACAAACGATATCGTTTATAATTATATATAGATAAACGAAGTCGATTAAAAAATAATTCAAGGAGGTAACAAAATGAAAAACATATTTAAGGAAGCTCATGAAATGACAAGAAAAATGAAAGAACGTTACCCAGAGGTAGATTATCAAACACAATTCGGTCTATACGTTAGCTACCTCTTTGAAGAAGGAAAGGAGGAAGAAGAAGTGAAGGAATTGAAAGGGACTCCAAAACAAATAGCTTGGGCAGAAGATATTAGGACAAAGTTTTTAAAACAAATAGGAGAAGCTGAAGAAAGAATAGCAGATAGGCAGAATGAAAAAGCAGATACATACAGGGCAATGTTCGCAAACGCAAGAGAAAAAATAGTAAATATCGAAGATTCAGCTTGGTTCATAGATAACCGTAACGAGTGTGGCATATCTATAGCAAAAATATTACTTAAAAAATAA